GGCGGGCACTCCTACCGGGACGCCTACGACCGTGTGCTGGAGGTGTACGAGGAGACCGAGGAGGAGCGCCAGCAGCGCGAGGCCGACGAGGCCGCGATGGGTCTCGACTATGACGACCGTGACTACCACGACAAGGAGGTCGGCACCTGATGCCGAAGATCAAACGAACACTCACCCGCGACCGCTCCAACCGATCACGTGCGGTCGCCGAACTGGAGCTGCGGCTCGCCCCCGACGGGCAGGCGCGCTGCGAGAACGGTCTCTCGCCCGGCTTCTCCGTCACCGGCGAGATCTACATGGCGCGCAGCAACGCGAGCGGCGCTGCTCGCCAGCGGATGGGCCGCGAGTCTGACTACAGCGGCGCCATCGGCGACGAGCTGGCCCGCATCATGCCGGAGATCGCGCCGATCGCCGCGCTGCACCTGTCCGACCCGGACGGGGCGCCGACGCACGCCGAGGCCAACGGCTGGTACTGGTACTCCAGCTACGACGGCCAGGGTACGCACCCGATCGGCGACAGCCGCTCGGACTACGAGGTCGCCTGCGACTACCTGCGGATGGACGCCATCCCCGGGCCGCAGAACCGCGCCTCGTTCAGGCGGCTGGTCGACGCTCAGCGTGAGCGCTGGGCCGCGGAGGCCGCTCGGGCGCGCGAGATCCTGGAAGCACTACCGACCGAGGAGGACTGATGAGCGCACGAAGCGACGACCTGTACCGCCGTTACCGCGAGGCGCGAGCCGAATCTGACCGGCTCCGAGTCGAGGTGTCCGTGGCCAACGCCGAGGCGAACCGGCTGATCCGTGCTGCGCGAGAGGCGGAAGCACAGGACGCCCACGGGGTGCCGTACTACTTCGGTAGAGGCACCCTGTTGAAGGTGGCCGACGACGGCTCGGCGCTGTATCGCGTCCCGCGCTCAGCGGAGCGCTACAACTACGTGATCCGCGAGCCTGACGGCACCGAGAGGTTCGTGGGCCGATCGCTGGCACGCGTTCCGCAACGTGGCTGGCGCGAGGTCCGACTGGAGGAAGGTCGGGCGGCCGCATGAGCGAGATGCAAGTCACGCTCCCGAACGGCGTCACGCTCGGCTTCACGCAGGCGATGACGCTCGCGGATCTCGTCACCGAGCACGGCGCCGACAAGACGCACTGGCACCAGAATGAGTGCCGCTGTTGCCTCACCCTGCACGCGCCGACCGGCGCGTACGTGATCGGGCCGGACGGCGGCGCGGACTTCTTCCCCGGCGCTCACTGCGGCTGCGGTGAGCACGTGACGGGGTACACCGACGCGTGAGCTAGCGATCTGCCGGGGGCGCACGGGGCGGACTTAGGCTGATTCGGCTCCGTCCCGTGGCCCCACTCTCCTCCCTCGGGGTTGCGGGGCGGGGCACACAATCCATCTGCGGCAGCGCTCAGAACCCGCCGTAGTATCGGCGGCATGGCCACCCTTGCCGAGAGACAGAGCCCAGCAGAAGAAGCACTTGAGCTGCGCGAAGCGATGTACGCGCTCGCGCGCGACGACGTCGAGTTCCCCGCCGAGCTGCAGGAGGAGCGCGTCCAGCGCCTCCTTGACCGGGGGCTCAGCCTGGAGGAAGCGACCGCCGCCGAAGAGAGCGAGCGGTCCAAGCTGCTGCCGATCCACATCCTGCGCCCCTGCCTCGGCAAGGGCAAAGGGCGTCACCTGTACGAAGCAAACATGCTCCAGGAGAACGCCCACAAGTTCTCAGGCTGGCGGCAGTACATCGACCACCTCTCGCCGGAAGCACGCAAGGCGGCCAAGGGCCTGCCGCGCTCCATCCGCGATCTCGGCGGCCGGATCGTCGAGAGCTACTGGGACGGCAGCGTCCCCGCCGACGAGAAGAAGGGCTATGACCAGGGCGCCGTCGTCGGCTGGTCGCTCCCGACACCGTTCATCCGCGAGCTGGCCGAGAACGACCCTGAGCTGGTCGAGGCGTCGATCTCCGCGAACGCCACCGGCGTGCAGCCGATCATGCGCGACGGCCGCCGAGCGTGGCTGGTCGAGGGCATCGAGGACCGCGGGAGCGTGGACTGGGTGACGGAAGCGGGCGCCGGTGGCCGCGTCGTCGCATTGATGGAGGCCGCCTACGAGGAGGACGGGATGTCGCTGCTGGAGTCAATGACCGACGAGGAGTTCATCGCCTACGTCGAAGAGGTGCGCCCGCACCTGCTCACCGAGCAGTCCGACGGCGACGCCGAAGATCTCGCCGACAAGGGCGTCGACGAGCTGGAGGAGATGGTCGCGCGGCTGATGAAGCGCAACCCCAAGCTCTCCCGCGGCCAGGCCGAAGCGATGGCCAAGCAGGCGCTCAAGAAGTCAGACGGAAGTCCAGACACCGAGGAGGCAGACATGGGTGCGATCACCCCAGAGGCGCTCCAGGAAGCTCTCCAGTCAGAGGACTTCCGCAGCGTGCTCGACCCGATCGTCGAGGAGCGCGTCAAGGCGCTCGTGGAGACGGCAGTGGCGGATGAGCGCGAGCTGATCCGCGCGGAGGCGCGCGCTGACGCAGACCGGCAGCTTGAGCTGCGCGACCTGCGCGACACGGCCCACCGGCAGATCGCCGAGGCGAAGCTGCCCGAGGCGTTCACGAGCCGGACGAAGGCTCTGTTCGAGATCAAGTCGAGCGGCCCGACCCCCGCGCTCGACGTCGTGGATGACGTCGACGACGACGGCGCCGTGACCAAGAAGGCGGCCGACAAGCTCCAGGAGGCGGTGACCGAGGCCATCCAGGATCAGCGCGACCTGCTGGCGGCCGCGAACCCGACTGCGGTCCGCGGCCAGGGACCTGGCACTCCCGTCAAGCGCGGCGAGGGCGAGGAGGAGCCGAAGAAGGGCGAGGGAACGCTCTACGGCGCTGTGCTTCAGGAGGCAGGAGTCGACCCCGCAACGGCGTGGGAAGACTGAGGCCCACGGTAAGGCAGAGAGGAGCTACACATGCCATATAACCGCCCCGGCCCCGGCGTCTACGTCCAGAACGGTGGCACACCCATCCAGCACGGCACACCCCAGGTGTCGGCTGGCGGCTTCGTCGGAGTCGCGGTCAAGCAGAAGGTCCGTGCGTGGAGCGACGCCTACAGCATCCAGGCGCAGATCGACGCCAACGAGAACTACTACCTGATCACGAAGGGCGTGGTGCAGGTGGGCAACCAGGACGCGGGCATCGCGGCCGCGGCGAAGGGCACCCCGCTGTACATCATCATCGCCACGGGCGTGCTGACGACCACGACGGGCACCCCGAAGTTCGGCCGGATCGTGGCCATTGCCGGAGAGCGCGGGACGCCGACCGGCAAGATCAGGGTCGACCTCGACTCCAAGGACTCGTTCGTTTGATCGCGAGTCAGCATCACTGTTCCCGCTCGGGCACCCCCTCCCGGGCGGGTCGGCCTTCGGGCATCATCATGGGCGCCCAGCGCCTCAGCGGGGATCGTGTCACTGCTGAACTGAGGAGCAACACACCATGAACGGAAACCCGTACGGGGCGTTCGGCAAGCCGATCCGGCTGCTGGAGGCGTACAAGGAGTGGCGCGACGAGCGGGAGCTGGAGGAGGCCGACTCCAAGGCCGACTTCGCGAGCTTCCTGTTCGGGCCGGTGCGCCAGTCGATGTGGAACGGCTACAGCCGGGCACAAGCGCAGTACCAGCGCTATACGCGTGAGGAGTCCGCACCGGACTTCCGCGACCGGCGTCTGCGTGGACTCAACGGCCTGCTCGGGATCGGGTACGTGGGTGACCACGGCGACTATCCGGGCCTGTCGCGCAGCATGCGGCCGCCCGCGAGCCTGTCGGTCGACACCTACGGCGGCATCTACTCGATCACCCGCCAGGCGATCATCAACGACGACTCCAACGAGCTGCTGAACCGCAACCCGGCGGATATGGGCTACGCGGCCGGGGTGTTCATCCTGCAGACCGTGATCGCGATGGTCACCAGCAACCCGACCATTGCTGCCTACGGCGGCGGCACGAGGTCGTTCTACTCGACATCGGCTCCCATCAACTCGGTGACTGCGGCGCTGTCGGAGGACTCGCTCGCGGATGCGATCGGGTTCATGGAGAGCCAGCAGGACGACGACGGCCGCCAGATCGTCGTGACCCCGTCGATCCTCGTGGTTCCCAACGCGCGCATGCAGATGATCGCGCAGCGGATCCTGAACTCGACCCAGGTCGGGGTCAACGTGAACTACACGGGTGCGGCCGGAGTCGGCTCGGCGTTCATGGACAAGGGCACGATCAACCCGCTCGCGGGGGTCCTCCCGGCGGATGGCGTGGTGCGCGAACCGTGGCTGGCGGACATCAATGACTGGTACCTGTTCGCCGACCCGTCCGACGTGCCAGCGTTCGCTGTGGGCTTCCTGAACGGCCAGTCCGAGCCGCAGGTGATGCTCAAGGACCCGATGGTCCGGATGGCGCTCGGCGCGGGGACGGACCCGTACTCGTTCGAGCTGGACGCGGTCGACTTCAAGGTCCGCTCCGACTTCGGTGTCGCGCCGATCGACTTCCGTGGCGCGTACCGCTCGCTGGTTCCGTAGGGCTTGACGCTTCGCTGAAGCGCGCAGACGACGGCGGCCCACGGGCCGCCGTCGGTCGTTTGTGAGGGGCCGTCAAGGCGGGGGTAGCCTTCGGGAACCACACCGACGAAGGAGGCAGCAGTGGCCAGAGGCAACGATGCAGAGGCGGCGGCAGCGGAGCTGAAGGCCAAGCTCGGCACGCCCGGCAACGCAGAGGACATGATCCAGCTCGCGGCGGAGCGCTACACGAAGGAGCTGCGTGCGGCCAGCCACCGTCCCGTCGACGATGAAGCCACCGCCGAGATGGACGAGGACACGGTCCAGGGCTTCGTCGGTGACCGCGAGGTGCTCGCCTACGCTGTCCGCGGCCCGTTCCTGGTGGTCGTCTCCACGGACGAGGACGACTTCACGATCAAGCAGGCGTTCGCGCTCGACGAGAAGAAGGCCGAGAAGCTCATGCCCAGGGAGCGCGCGCCCGAGCCCGAGGCCGACGACGAGGACTCCGAGACGGCCGAGGCGAAGAGCAGCGGCGGCACGGCGAAGGCGACGGCCACGGCGACGGCCAAGAAGTAAGCCATGGCGGTGCCCGACACCGTCGAGCTGCCCCCCAGCGTCGACGAGCTGAAGACCTGGAGCCGGGTCGACTTCACGGCCCTGGACGCCCCGTACACCGACGACGACCTGCAGATCCGGATTGACCGGGCCTGCGACTACATCACGGCGTATACGGGCCGTCCGATGGACGCCACGATGCCCCCGCCGCTGGTCAACATCGCCGAGGAAGCGGTCCAGCTTCGCGTCGAGCAGGTCTGCTATCAGGAGCAGCCGGACTACGTCGAGGTCGCCAACGACCAGGCGATCCAGTCCTTCAGTGCGGGCGGCTACTCGGAGACGCGGCATGAGCCGGGGCGCTCGCGCTATGCGGGCGCCACCACCGGCATCCCCGAGCTGAACCCGAACGGGGCGCTGAACCGAGACCTGTGGCTGCTGTGCACGCAGACGATGCAGGACTACTGGCGCTACATCATGCAGGGAGTGAGCGCGCCGTCGATCGAGACCTCCGAGGTCGACTGGGGCAACTACGACGGCCTGTACCCGTACAGCTACGGTGTCGGTGCGTTCCGAGGCCCGCTGCTCAGTCCGAGCGTGTGGGGCGCGTGACGGGTGTCGCTCAACACCGCACTGGTTGACCGTGCGCGGCGGCTGATCGACACGCCGACACCGGTGCGTGTCGAGGGCACGACCCAGTTCCAGACGCTGCACAGCCCGTGGTTCAAGGTCCGCCTGACGCTGGCGGCCGCGCCAGAATCCGACGATCCGCAGGCGGCGCACCGGCGCGTCCCGCATCCCGCGACACTGCTGGTCGGGCTCAAGGACGTCGACCACAACCTCGTCGAGATCAACGCCGACGACAAGCTGGAGGTCGACTCCAAGCAGCTCGGCCGAGCGATCTACCAGATCACCGGTGACGGCCAGCCGATCCGCAAGAAGCGCAAGCTGATCGGCTGGCAGGCGACGCTCACTCGCGTCGAGGAGCACCCCTTCACGAGGCCCGAGCCGTGAGCAACGTCGAGGCGAAGTATTACGGGCCCAAGCTCCCGGATGTGTTCGCCGAGGAGCCGCTCAAGCGCGCGCTGCGCAACATGGCGGACACCGGCGGCGACCGGCTACACGACTACATCGTCGCGTTCACGCCGATCAAGACGGGGAACCTCGCGACGAGCTGGTACCGCAAGGAGACGCGGCGCGAGCTGCACGGGACCACCACGGCGTACGCTGCGCCAGTCGCGACCGACGTGGGCTATGCGCCGTACGTGAACTACGGCACCGGGCTGTGGGGGCCGGAGCACCGCAAGTACCTGATCGAGCCGCACGCGCCGAACCAGTTCCTGTCCTGGATCGACCCACTCACGGGCAGGCGCGTATTCGCGCGCCGCGTGTGGCATCCGGGCAGTGAGGGCCATCACATGATCGAGAAGGCCGGGTCGGTGATCCACGCGACGCTGAATGAGATGATGCTGCCCGACCTGGAGACCTACAAACGAGAGGCCGAAGCGGCGGCGCTGGACTCTATGGTCGGCGTGGTGATGCCGCGGTGACCGTCGTCGACGTCGGCCGGACCGCATCGGACGCGCTGCGCTCCTTGAAGCGCTACGTCGCTCTCGCGCTCGGCGACGCGTGGGAGGTGCGGATGTCGCGCGAGGAGGGCGCGTTCGATCGACCGTTCGCGCGCGTCTGGCAGGTCGCGGGCTCGACCTATCCGTTGACCGCTGGGCAGTGGCTGGCAGACATCGTGCAGCCCTTCGTGATCTCGGCCTACCCGGAGCCCGGAATGACCGTCGACGAGTCCCTGCTGGCCGCACAGGCGGTCGAGGAGGCCTTCTTCCTGGCCTTCCGCGCCGGTGTCGGCGACGGGCGTCCGATGCGCGTGCCGCTGTACAACTACACCGGCGTCGCGCTGGACGAGCCGGGCGTCTGGATGCCGAAGGGGTTCATGCGCGTCAACGATCTCTCGACGCAGCCGTTCCCC